ACGGGCGTCTACTTTACCTTGTGGGTTTGGATTTACGTTAAAATGCGTGTGGAAATAATGCATAAGGATCTCCGTGGATAAACCAACTGCCACTGCTGCACTTGTCGCCGTCGTTACAGGCGCGGTGAGTGCTGGTGCGTTCAAGTTTTATGAGTTCATTCTGAAGCAGAAGAGAGAGGTTCAAAAGGAGGAGAAGGCCGAACAGGCTCTCTACCGTGATGACCTCATCAAGAGAGTTGAAAAGCTCGAAGAAGAGCGTGACGAACACCTACAACAGATCATCGATTTAATGACTGAAGTTGCCGGTCTCAAGGTTGAAGTGGACTACGTCAAACGCGAGAACGAAATCTTAAAACTCAAGATTGATGCTATGAGGTGATTGGTTCGCCTGGACCTTCACATTCCGGACAGTTCAGTTCTCCGAACCAAATGTGTCCACACTCAATACAACAACGCCTAAAAAGTTCAATCACCTTTGCCATTTTTCAATCCGTAGTTGTCCCTTGCCCAGCCGCTACCTTTGAGGGTGAAGTTAGTCGCACAGATCTTACGGGTCATCTCAGAAAGGCACTGCAAGCATTCAGGGCTTGGATCCCCAAATGCTTGCAGCACTTCTTTCTTTGCGCCGCAATTTTCACATACAAATTGGTACAGCGGCATCGTCTTTAGTCGTTGAACACAACCGGCTCTGGGTCGATTGATGGCTCAGGCGCAGGTGGCTCAGTCGTTACAGTTGATTGCTGCGTTGCGTTTGCAGAGAGTGCGCTTACCAGTTGCTTGATCATGTCTTTGAGTTCACCATCGTCGGTGCTCTTAGAAGACAACGCTTCGATTACTTCTTCAGGAATCGGGTTGCTTGTGACGTTGACAGTCGTAGTAACGGGCACTCCATTTTGATACGAAAGATCAGGAGCATTTTCGATGTCGACGAATTTAACAACGAAGTAAAGTTGCTCAATGTTGTTTTCGTCTTTTTCGATCTTGACATCGTGATCAAAAATTTCCCAGGTTCCATTTGGCTGGCTATTCTTGATTGTTTTCAGCATTCCGTTGATGGAGCTTTCAACGATACGAGGCCAGCCGTGTTCACTTACTTTGCCTTGAAGAAGGTGGAGTCCCCAGTGGCAATCTCCAAGTCGAGTACGGTACGAAGAGTACTCTTTAGCCTTTGCTTTTGGCACTCTTTTTGACTCTACGACTTCTCCGAGTACACGCAAGAAAACCGAGGTTTGGTTGATATACGATACCGTGTTGCTTTTACTTGCCGTCTCCATCCGTGCGCCGAATGGGTTGCGTGCTTTTTCTGCTTCATCAAAGAGACTCATTCTCAAACTCCTGGTTCACTTTCGTGATCTATTTTTGGATGCGCTTTCTACTTTCAAATTTTTGCGCGAGTTGTTTTTTGTATTTCCATCTTTGTGGTGAACGTCTTTACCGTCACCCTTCTTTACTCGACCAGCCAATTCCATCAGTCGTCGAGCAGCATTGCGACCGGCTCGTCGTTTCTTCTGCTTGGGTTTACTATGGTATTCCCGGTATTCCTTTTTGTAATCGCGAGCCATGGCCACCTCAATCATCCAAGAGAGACTTTTTACTTTCGTCTTCTTTTGTAACTTCTACGACATCTTTATCCTTGACCTCATCGATCAGGCCATCAATTTGTTCAGACAAAAGGCCCATAGTGTCTGATTCTTGGTACTGATCATTCATGTTGACGACTTTCAAGTCTTCAGTTGGTGTGTCCTGCTTTCCATCTTGATCGTATGCGTTTTGCATGTCGTCATTCATGGGCACGATGCCGCGAGCAAATGCGTAGCGGAGTCCCGTTTTGAGGGCCATTTCAATCGGCCATTGGCCCCATGGAGACTGATTCTTGTTCCGCTTGTAGGCGTCTGAGTTTGCCCGACGCTTCTCTATGTCGGCCTTGCGAATGACAACGAAGTCTTTGGTTCCATCTTGGTAGAAGGCGACGACGTACACTGCCTTCAATGTATTCCATGACTGCTCAGCATTGAGGTCTGGGACGTGCTTGAGGTTTGGCTCTGTGCCTTCAATGACATGAAACTCATCGGTGTCGAACACGGCTTTGGTCCTGAGGCGAACTCCGTTCTTTGCTGCAAGCTTTGAGAAGCCTCGATGAGAAACCTGCCATTGGAGGCTTTTGCCTCGCGGTAGCAAGTACACGTCCGGGAGTGGTCCCCCAGGCATGAGTCCAGTCATTGCAGAAAGAGCCACTGCTTGAGCAACCGAGGCTGGGTCGCACCCGTACAGGCGGTCATTGGTTTGTGCAGCCTGACGGAAAGCGAGGGCTACTCGTCCAGCGGCCTGCGATCCGTTTTCTGTGCCAACCATTGCTTGAAGGAAGTCGGATGCTTTTGCTTCGACCACGTTCCTAAACTGATGTGCTGGGTGAAGTGCATTGCTCATTTGCTATCTCCTGTGTATTGGAACCTAAAGGTTCTCGTTGAATCGCCTTCAATAAGGTATTGCTTAGCGAGTTCTGGGTGTTGTTGCTCAAAAGTGGAACGATCAAAGCGGGTTCTGGGCTTGGACTGAGACCATGTTGCCACCCCAGCGATGCCGTATGCTGAACCGATTGATTCTTTCAGTTGGTTTTCGATGTGCTTTTTGCGTTGTTCAAGTTCTGCGTACTCTGCTCGAACATGCTTCAACTCAGATGCAAGAGCCAAGTGAGACTCCTGTGGCTCAATGAAGTCCTTGCTCTTCTGCTCGAACAGTTTTGCGAGGGATTTCGAGCAAGCATTTGACCCATCAACTTCTGGTGGTATGCCTTGTTCGATGTGCTTTTTGTGCCAATCACGCGCGAAGGAAATGATCTTCTCTTCGAGTTGTTTGTCTCGGTGAATCTTGTAGGACCGGTACTCATCAGAAATCGTAGCGAAAGCAGCGAGGTCACATCGGTCATCATCAGTCACCGCCATCTGCCAAATGCACTGTGCAGCATAGTAAGGAGGCACGTTGCTGCTCCCTGAGATGCCCCACTTGTGATCGAACTTTCGAGTTGATTTGATTTCCAGAAGCCACTTTGAATCGTTGCAATCTACAAAGAAGTCGGGCCGTGCATGCATCCAAGGCTCTGGTCCAATGAGTGGATCCGCCTCGTATTCTGGTCCTGGAGTAATCTTTGCATTATTCAAATGTGCGTAGTGTGCTCCGATTGCAGGTTCAAGGATGTGGCCACGAGCGGTGGCCGCTGTTGATGACGACTCGGTTAGCCCATGCATTCGAGACCAAACGTTCCAGGGGCTTGACCACGGAGACAGTCCCATTATTGCCGCGATGCTGCTGCTTCCAATTGTTGGAGATTGAGTTTTCATTGTGCTCCGCTTCGTCTGCTTGTGTATGGTAAGTGTGCTATTGAGTGATGTCAATACCATCACTTTAACGTATTAAGAAAAACAAGTCGGACAGAAAATGTCCGGGAGGAACCAAGTGGACATTCGTAGCTACAGAGAGTCTCGACCCAAATACAACACTCGACATGCTTTCTGCATGTGGATCAATGGAGATTTGTCTGATCGTGGATTGAGTCTATCGGTGTCGTACCTGAGAGACCTTGAGTCTGGCCGCTCGTGTCCATCATTGATGCTTGCGATTGCCGTTGAAGACATAACAAATCATCAAGTTTCTGTTCGTGATTGGATTGGATTGAGGAGAAGGTGAAGATCACGCTTCGCCTGGGTTGACCTGTCGTGTTGCATACATGAACGCTGCAAACTGTTGCGCTATGGCAAACTCAGTATTCAACATTCGATTCAGGTGGTGCGTGTCCTTTGCTCTGCAAACCAACTCACCAGCATCGTCGAACACCTTCCACGCTTCACCATCTTCGATCAAGGACCATCCAACAGGTAGTTTTTCAATCACGGAAAGCATACTATTCACATCCGATTCGCGTGTAGAGGCGGCTTCTCTTTCGAGCCAGTCCGCGCATTGATCCAATATCATCGACGCAATCAATAACGATTGGATGTTTTTTCTTAGGGTGGGGCCGCATGACTCTGCCAATTCGTTGCTGAATGCGGCCAAGAGCTTTCGTTGGAGTCGTGAGCACAACGGTATCGAGCGACGGAAGATCAAGGCCTTCGTCAGCGACAGTTGTTGCGCAAACCACTTGTATTTCCCTTTTGTCTGCACGTTCAAGAACCTCGATGCGTTGCTTTTTAGTCATCCGGCCAACCAATGGCGCGGCGGCAATGGAGTGTGATTGCAGTGTGTCGGCAATCCACATGCAGTGGTCGACTCGGTCTGAAAGAACCAAAATCTGTCGATCATCTTCGCAAGCTTTAAGGACTCGATCAATGATTACTTGATTCCGATCTTTATCTTTGGTCATCGCTGTAATCAACTTCGACCAGTCTATCTGCTTGTTTGGTCCAACAAAATCTGTAAACAGCCACTCAACCTTTGGTGGGATGACGTGGCCCGAACGCGCAAGTTGTGAGTTGGTGATTTGGTATACGGCCTCGCCCAAATGCCACCACAACATCTTAGTCAATCCATCAGGTCGATCGGGCGTTGCCGTTAATCCAAGACGATACCTGGCAGGCATGCAGAACATGACTGAGCAAAACGTATGCGCTGGAACATGGTGTGCTTCATCAACGATACAAAGCCCGAACTGCTGCCCGAAAGAGTACCGCTCCGTAAATGACATTCGTTCAAGAGTCTGGAAAGTCGCGACGACAACCCGTCCCGAGTCATCCTTCTTGCCCGCACCATATTGAGTTGCCTCCGTATCGAGCATTGACTTGCATCGATTCATCCACTGTACAGCGAGATCATTGGTGTGAACAAGGATGAGGGCCCTGGTGTTCCGCATGGTGACGGCGGTTAGCCCCATCGCCGTCTTACCTGATCCGCAGGGTGCGACAATGACGCCTTGACCGTTCGACTTTTCATGCCAGTTTTTCAGAGCTTCTTGCTGGTAGTCCCGCAACTCGAATCCCTTGGCTGCTTGAACCGGCTCTGCCTCTGGCGCTGTGGTCCGATCATGAGATCCGGACATGTTCAAAAGCTTTAGTGCGCCCATCCTGGGAATCGCAATACCGCCGCCCCATGGGTGATCGAACGGAATCTTGTGACAAGCGTTGATGTATTGGTTGGGCACTGGTACGAACTTGCCCTTTTGACGCATACCTAAGGCCATCTTGTATTCTGGGTTGTGCAACTGAAATTGTTTTAAAATACGCTCTTCACTAAAATGTCCGGGAGGCAGAAAAACTCCTCCCCCTATTACTGCAACTTCATTTGCCATTACGCTTCCTTATGTGTATTTAACTCAAACATCTCTAACTTTGTCCATACATACTTCCGAGTTCCAGCAACTCTCATTCTGCGTTTCTCATATCCAAGCTCAGTAAGTATATCTGAAACTCTCATTTCATCTCGCCTATTCATTCTTGCCCTTTCAATCTTCAGACCCTCCTCCATAATCATTTGACTGGTTACATAGCCAACTTGGGTAGTGAGGTATGAAGCTATTGGAGCCGTCCAAGGGTCATCCTGGCGGAAGATGTGGCTCGCATCGTGTCGAGTTTGATCCATTTCTCTGTCCAGCCACCAAGTATCACCTGCATTGAATGCTACAATTGCTTCTGCCCAAAGTTGTTCTCGGTTCACTTCTGCGTAGTCGAGATCAACTTCATTGCACCTGATGGGCCAGTAGCGACGTGAGCCCGTCATGTCGTTGATGAACTGTGACTCGTTCGTCGTTCCAGCAAAAACTACGTGTCGCTTGACGGTTTTTGCATGGCGACCGTAGGCTGCACGGTATGTATCTTCCTGTGCGCTCAAGAACGCCTTGGTTGAACTGTTGGCTGACCGACGCACAGAGTCCAACTCCGCTACTTCATAGATCCAAGCGCGAGCGATCTGGCTGTACGAGTTTGCAGAGCCGATGTCGAGCGGGGTATCCGCGAAGTATTCGTCTGTGGCAAGCTTACGGAACAAAGTGCTCTTCCCTGCCCCCTGAGAGCCGGCAAGGATGAGAACGCAGTCTGCCTTACATCCAGGCTTGTAAGCGCGAGCAATGGCTTGTATCAGCCACTTCTCGCCCATCTTTCGATTGAGTTCGTTGTCCTCGCAGTCGGTGGCCTCTGTGATCCATCGATCGATTCGAGGGATGCCATCCCACTGCATTGTGTCCAACCATTCAATCAGGGGGTTGCGTGACCGCTCTTCACCGATCAGTTGCACTACGTGGCTGACATAGTTCTCGGAGAACTCAAGGCCGTAGGCTCGCGAAACCCACAATGATATTCGGGTGTCGTCCGAATCCTTGTAGTCCCGGTCATCCATCTTCAGCGTGTTCGTGAACGTGTTGAGCCAGATACGATCACGCCATCGACGATCACGTCTGAGGATGATGTACAAGTTGTTCTTGTTCTTCTTGATGTTTCCAGTCGGCTGACCATTTCGATCGGTGTACTGGTCGAGCATGGAGATGATGTTGGCGTCACCTTCATTTTCTGGGATGTCTTGCTCTTGTGGATCTGTTTCCGGTTGATGAATACAGTTGTCGTTTTCAGCGTGTTGCAGCAGTTGCGTGAGCGTAGTCCCCCCAGCGGCGAGGACTTCATCAAGGTCGGCCATTTGTTATGCCTCCAGTGGCATGCGGTACAGTTTGTGCTCTGGTAGTTGGTCGCAGATTATGGCCGCGTACTCATCTCCTGAATCATCCGTATCTGTAGCAATAAAGATTTTGAGGTTTTTGGGGATGTTCATCTTACTAAGATTTTTGTAACTGCCGGATGTTCCAGCAACGATTGCCAAGTTCAGAGACTCCCGGAAGGCCTGCTCGCATGCTCTCATGAAGTCTGTGATTCCCTCACAGATCAAGAAAGCTTGGATTCCATCGGCCTTGCCTTTCATCATCTCAACAGCCGCGTCGTTGGCCATGAGCAGCCCAGCGGCGTCATAGCCTACCGGCCATCTGGTTTTACTGCCACCCGGCTTGCGGCTTTTCACATAAGAGACACTTCGGCAATGAATGCTTGCAAATGACCCATCAGGCTCAAAACAACGAGCAGCGATTCGATACGTGCCCGCCCATTGATGCGGGAACCAGTCTGGGAACCTGAAGTCCACAGGCGGCGGCAAGACTCTGACACACCGAGTTTGATCCAAGACTCGCGGAGCAAATCGTCTTGTGACAAGCCATTCGCAAATCGGGGCACTCCATGTGGTTGCCTCCTCCATTGCTTCTTCAAAGGTTCGGGTGTTGCTCCACAGGTCGTTAAGTTCTTCCTGTGGAGGGCGAACTGGACCATCGAACGTGGGCGCGTTTACTTTGGGTCGCTTCGATGGATCCGGCTGCACATGGGATGGAACACCAGATGCTGTACAGAATCCATGCTGTGCAAACCAATCGCGCACCACTGATTGCTCTGGTTTAGACAAAAGCTTGAGCGGTCGTTGGAAGAAGTGAAAGGAAACAAAGTCAACTACGTCTCCCTTGGCTCCACACTTGTGGCACTTCCAAGACACCTCAGTTCGCGAAAACCCTACGGGCCCCCGCTTTCTGTCTCTTGATCCACGCTCGATCATTCCGCAACTTGGGCATGGCCGAAGCGACTGTCCGCTCCCTCGTTCGTATTCGAGCATGGATGCAATCTGAGTGATTGGTCCGCTCTTCGCGTGTTGTATCCACATGGTTGGCTCCTGATGGTGGGCCTGAGAGAGCACCACCGGTTTCCCGATGGGCTCAGTCAGGAGCCCACGTTGACAAGGGGGATCAATCCCTTGTGGGCGTTGTCCTGTAGCTGAGTAGAACTCAGCTTACAAGTCGGTTTTATTTTTGATGATTACACCATCCACTTTCTCATCTTTGTCATCGCGAATGCTGTAGTAGATCCGCATGTCTGGAGTGATGGTCAAGACCACCTTGACGCCCGTCTTTCGATACAGGCGACCAATCCAGATGATTAGTGTGTCCAGCGTTGGCGCAGGCGCAGCCCGCTTGAGTATGGAATCAAGCCTTGATCGGCTGGTTCCGTACAGTCTTGCAGTTGCAGAAAGGCGACCCCTTCGGAGCCCGCCAATCAAGTTGGTCATCTTGTAGACGACCTCGTAGGTGTCGAGCCTTTCTTCAGGCCCGTATGCTTTTCGTGTTTCGCTCATAGTGAATAAAAAACGGGGGCCGCCTCCCCGCTAAGAGACGGCCCCCTGGTGACTACTTGGCCACGTCTTCCCCTTCCCCAAGGGTAGGAGTGTCGTTTGAAGTCACCAGTATTGGAACGCGAACAGCTTCAACGCTTTCTGCGGCAAAGCTGATGTTGCCTTCCCGGTGAATCGGGGGCAGCTTGGAGAACACCTCACGGTCCAGCATCGCCAGCGCATCACCGACTCCGCTCTCCTTGAGAAGCTCAGACTGCTTGTCCTTTCCGAGGCCGATCGACAACGTGAGGGTCTCAAGAAGAACCTTTGCGGTCTGCTCCTTGGTGAACCCAGCACGCTTGGCGAACAGGGCCATTGCTACCTTCCATGGGATTGTGCTCGTTCCCTTGGTTGGCTTTGGCTTTGCTCCGCGCTTCAGCTTTCCAACAATCTTGACCATAAGGTTAACGTCCATCTCTGAACTGTTGTCGATTGCCATCTTGGCAAGCCCCAACTCTTTCGAGCCAAAGGCTTTGCTGATTGCGAGCATTTCTGCTTGTGTAAGTGAAATATGTCACCTCCTGTATATTGTGACGTTTGTTGCTCCTCTACTCTTGGTTGATTGGAAACCACCTCATCTTTCGTTCTCCGTTGTATGAGACCCGAGCCTTTTGAAGTCCCTGCTCTCTCAGGACTCTGGCGACTCGCATCTCGGTTAGTCTTCGTTGATGTTGGTACCCGCCTGGATCTACCGCAGCAGAAACCGCCTCGGTTGTGATCTCGTAGCAGTGTGGTGATGGCGGATTCCCCTCAAGCCATTCAATCACCTTTTGCTTGAAGTCCTTGCTGACATCTACGCCGTAGATGACCGTAGGATCGATTGCCTTTGAGCAGGCCATGAGACCCATCCTCAGATCTTCATGGCTCACTGCAACCTGCCATTCCTTCGCAAGGTAGACCGAGATTTGTGAAAAGTCAGGGTCGTTCATCACCTTGCCATTGAAGTACAGCGTACCCTTCTTTGTGCAGTGGAACTTTCCCTCCAGCTTGGGGTCTCCTTTGACGGCTACATAAACTTTGTACGATCCGTCAGCTTCTTTGATTTTTGATTTCAAGTCATTCATTTCCCGCTCCGCAGCTTCTGCTGTTTTGTTCTAAGTAACCGAACCACCATAAGTGTCAAGGTGTGTCTGGTGTGATGTTAAGATTCTTTTGGTTTGTCGTCAGTCGAGTGGCGTACCATACGATGGCTAAGTCTGGAACCAGTTGCACCCAAATCAACATGAACCGCTTCATCTCAAAGTTGAAAGCTGCGTCCTGGGTAAACATCTTTCACCCACTTCCAAGCTCATCGGCCAACTTAGCCAGATTGGACCAGTCGTTTGCCCGCACAGTTCGCACGAACTTCTTGAGCGCAACTCCACGCTTCCTTGCGTAGCCGGCCTTGACCGATACGTATGTTCGCTCAGACTGAGTGTCGGGCCTGCCCAGCTTCTTGACGACCTCGCTGCACGATGACGATGATTGCCACGCCTTGATGAACTCAGCCCAATCAATGCTTCGCTTTACGTTGCGCGCCCGTTGCTTTCTTTCTTTCTGATCTTTGCTCATTTCTGCTCCTATTGTACTTGTTTTGCTATGAGCCACATTGCCCATTAATCTGTCACCCTCAGTGAGTCAAGTGTGACATGATGGGTTCGGGGTAATACAGCATCCACTCAACAAACAGAAGCGTTGTAAACGCAACTGTAAATCCGAGGAGCACATCCCAGAAATCATCTGAGTAGTTCAACCCTCACCCCCCTTGGCCTCCTTGGCCCCTCTTCGTTCATTCTCCAGCCTGCACTTGGCGCTTGAGGCCAGCTTGTACAAGCCCTGTCGCTGCGCATGCAGCATCACTACACGAGGGTCAATGCCCTCCTTCACCAGTTGAATCCAAGGAACTCTCTTGCGATGGAACCGCTCGTCACTGAAGTCCATTGTTTACTCCTCCTCAACTTCGACGACGGTGACGTCTCTATTTTTCATCTCAAAGTAGCTGGAAAGCTCTTTGCAGCTTCTTTCCCACTCTTCCCACGGCCCATCCGTGAGCAGACGAAGTCGAGTCAATGCGTCGTCAATCGCAACCATTGCGGTCGTCAGTTTTATTTTCTCGTCCGTCTGTTCTTCCATCATCTTCATCATGTGATCCAGAACGGCGATGATGGTTCGGGTGCTCATAAGAAAGTTCAAGGGGTTCTTGATCGGACTAACTTCAAAGTCCGGGCGTTGCTCTTCGTTCATTTCTGTTCTCCTGTGTTTGTCGTGTATGCCACTTAAATCAAATTTCACGGACATATTATGTCCGACGCTGCTCCTGAAGAAGGTCAACCAAGGTGTCTACCTCCCAGTCCTCAAGCTCTACGGATACTGCTCCGGCATCGCCAACGAGCTTCGCTTCGATGACTTCGATGAAGGCTCCAAGGCCGACGCCTTGCTCTTCTGGAAAGAACCGACCAAACACATCGATGATGTGCTCATCGACAACCTCTCCGGTGTCTTGGTCCTCAATCTCTCGAACCAACTCAACTGATACGTTGCACGGTTCAAGGGGAAGTCGGCTGATTCTTTTCATTCTCATCATTGATCCTGTTGGTTGTGGTGGGGTAAGTATGACACTAAGATACTCAACTGTGGCGTCGAGGTCAAGTGTGTTTCGTGGTTTGATTGTTTATTGAGCGGGTAATCCAGGCCCCCCGCTCTTACCGGCACTATGTCTTAGACCATGCGGTCACCTCCTGTGAGTGTTGCGGAGCGTCCTCGGCTTCACCCGATTGATTGTTGAGTAGTATTCGTGTCGAATCGGCCCCAATCTTGACCGTATTCAATACTGTTGTTGGCCGCGTATTCGTGTTTTGCTGCGGCTATTTTGAGGTCGTGAAGATGTAGATAGATGCTGTGACTAACGTGATCGTTTGTTAGTTTACGCGCGCGCATTTCGCGGAGAAACGGTTCTGCAAACGACGCGAGTAAGCGTACTGTTTCAATAGGGGGGTCGGAAAGACAAGTGAAAAACTCTATGTCCAGCAGTGGATAGCCACCCTCACGCCACCACGATGAAGCATATTTGGAGGCGGGATATTTTAGGTCACCGCAAATACCTAACAGTTCAAGCCAGCCCTCAAAGGTGTACATGTGTGGGCGGTATGGACCCATGAATGTTTTAGGGTTCACCTTTACCCATGCTTTGACACGAGAGTTTAGGTCAAGGTAGGGTTGAATCAGGCGTCGGTCATCGTCAGTCATGTTGGTTCCCGTGTTGGTGAAGCGGTAGTGCTTCATTAAAGAGTACGGAGTCGTGACTTTGGGTCCGACATGGGATGGGAACTTTTCTCAAAGTTCTCCTCGAATCCTGCGGTAGGCTTCGACCTCCAACGAAACGCTTTCATTCTTGGAGATGACCAACTCGTTGCCGTCGATGCGAGCAAGCCCACGGTCCAGTGCCCGTTGAAGTATGTCTTCGTGAAACAAGGCATTGGTGTCGTGACGCCATGTGGGTAGCGTGCGGATGTCGAACTCGTTGTCCTCACCCTCGGCTTCGTCGAACGTGTACCAGAACGTCAGCGGGTCAGGGAAGTTGGTTCCCTTGTAGACGTGGTACACCGGGACTTGAAGCCCACCCCGGTTGTCGAAGTCTCGGCGGTCGTTCTCCGGGGCAGCATCACAGTGCCGTTGGATTTGCTCCTCGGTACACTGGGTGCGAACCTCGAAGGCTTCTTCTGGTTTTACGTATGCGAGTGGCATCACTCACCTCCTGTTGGCCACCATGGCGGGGCCGGTGTTGTTTTGTTCCACTGGGCGAACCCAGCTTTGTCTGCGATGTAGAACCGTCGATACGATTCAACGGCATCG